AATGCTTTTACCATTGGTGCTGTTTTGTTTGCAACTTCTGCATCTTGCATCTGTTGCATTGCTTCAGCTTGAGCTTGTGCAGCTGCTTGTCTTTGTTGACGTACTATCTGTACCTCCTGGTCACTCTTTAAAATTTTAGCTGGCACACCCAATACATCTGTGATGTGTTTCACAAATTTATCTGGATCAATGTAATCAAACACTGGTGCTAGCTGTGATAGAGGAGATATTATTTCCAAAGCACGAACCGCAGCTGTAACATCACCACCTCTTTGTGACCGTGCAAGCGGAGAGGTGTACTCAATGTCAATGTCTTTGCCTTGTAAACTTTCTGGTGGAACTGGGAACATGTTCATACGCAGCATAATATTGAAGCATCTGTTGATGAGAGGCTGCAACATTTCACTTTGTAATCTTCCTAACACTGGAGCTAACATTCTCATTTTTTCTTCGTTACGCTGCAAGACTTCTGTTGCAGTCATGTTAACTCTTTGTGCTAGTAGTAATTGATCTACATAAAATGCTTTTCTAATAGCATCTCTTCGTTGATCTTCATACTGAACTCCTAGTCCAATATTAGGATTTGTATTTAATGGTTCTATTCGATCCCTGGAGCCAGCACGATAAAAATTAAGACCACCAGGTACAGTTCGTATTGGTAGCATGAAACCATCATCAGGTACTAGTAAAGGAGGATCTATAGTTTTTTGTGCTGCTTTGATAATGGTTTCTGACATCTTGTTTATCATTTTGATGTCCGCCAGTGCTACCATTGCTGGTGATCTTCCATAGGTTTCTACAGAAGATTTTAAAAATCTTGGAACCACATAAGGAAATTCATCATAACCACCTTCACCTAAAAGCTCTGTTGTTTCAGGATCACAATAAATTGATGCAAAAGGTTTGTTGATGCTATCGATCTTTGTAGGATCAAAGTCTTCCCTGGGTAGTACGATGTGGAGTAACTCAATTTCATCGTATGGATTTTTTTCATTTAGTTTATTTATTTTTGAGGAGATATCTCCAAACATATTAAATGCAGCTCTCGCAGACATTTTAAATTTTCTATAAACTGTATCGACTCTTCCAAATTCATTTTCCTGGATATAGATTTCTGAAATGTGCCTGGTTGAAAAACGCAAACCCATTTCTTCATCTTTCTCAATCATCATGCTGCCAGTACCAAATGTGATTAAGTCAGCGTATAACTCGTGTACTTCTTGCTGAAAGTTAGATCTATTTAAAATTATATACATCTGGTTGGTAGCTTCTTCCAACCATTCCATTGCTGCATCATCTGTATTGATTGATGTTTCTTTGTATCTCATCATAAACCAGGGTGAAGCTGCATTAGTCAACATACCGTGAAGTGATGATGCTAGTAACTCTGCTGCATTGATTGCAGTTGAGTCGAAAATTTTTTCAGTTCTTTTATCACCCCTGGAACGCTTTGTTGTTACGTCAGCTCTTCTGGGTAATACATAATCAGCAATCTCTTGCCAGTGACTCTCCCAGGTTCCTCTAGTATTTTTTAATTGTGAAAATCTTCTAATAAGTTCTTTGATATCCATTTAATCACCTAATTTAAAATCCTTACCACCAAACTTCATTGCAGTCTGAAGAGCAGCAAAGTCTGAAACTCCCTGGTTATAGACTTGGCTTATCGTTGGTTTTTTTGTTTTCTTTTCTTTACCAGCTAGTATTGATGAGGCCACAGATCCAACCATGCCTCCTTTTTCCATGAGTGTAGGAACAATGCCTTTTACTGCTGTTGTGTTTGGCATAAACTTCGCAAAGTTTGTTGGAGTGGGATCACCAGGTCTGTTACTAAGTTTTGCATTTCTAATATCAGAGTCATCCGCAGCCTTACCACCAAACACAGCTCTTGCTAAGTCTTTTGCAACTTCACCCATTGTTGGTGTGCTTGATGCTATTCTTCCAGTGTAGTCTACAGCTGAAGCACCAGTTCTAAAAACTGGCTTACCATCTTTTGTAGTCAATCCTTTAACCTTTGGTGAGCCTTCAATAAATTGTATTCCACGACCACGGTTTGCAGCTTCTGCTAGTTCTGCTTCTCTCTTCTTTGAGATTTCTCCACCAGTCATAATGTTTTGCATTAACTCTGAAGACTCAGCAGCTCTGTTCTGAGATCTTTTAGAAGCTGTTTGACTTCCCATTATTGATACATTCCACCTAGTAGGGTAGGTACGCCTAATTGTGCTGGTGTATTTACTCCAGTTACTGAAGTTAAAATAGTACCACCTCTGCCAGTTCCTTTTTTAGATCCACCGCCTTCGTCACCTGGTTGTGTTGTATCAGCTATTTTTTTCTTCACTGGTGCAACAAGCGGTGCAGCTCTTGTAATCGGTGGGGGTGGTGGTGTTGGTGTCTTAGGTCTTAAAAATCCCATCTTATGCTCCTCCTAATAAACTTGGTTTGTCTAATTCTGCTTCTGTTTGATCTCCTAACATACTTGTCAAGATAGTAGCCTTACGGCCTTTTTTCTTTCGAAGTCTTGCTAGCTCTTCTGCCTCTGCTTCCAAATTTTCTACATCATCTACCATCGGAGCTACTGGTAACTCAGCTGGTGGAGGAGGAGGTGGAGGCATGATTACTTTTGGTTTTAAAAATCCCATTTTAATTTACTCCAAATACTTGATATTCGTTTTGTGCCATTTGTTGTGGCGGTTTCTTACCAGCAGAATTCTCTGTTAAAGAAACTGCTGCTACTCTTACTGCATCACAAAAGTGTGAACTCCAGTCGTGTTGTGGCTTCGAAAAAAATTTATTATTTACAGACCACTTACGATGATAGTGTCGAAGTGCATCAATCAATGTTTCACACTTCTCCTGGTCAAAGTAACTCCTGGCTAACATCATAGAAGTAATGTGTATTCCTTCTTCGACTGCTAATTTAGGAGCCACCTGAAATCGGATACCTAGTTGGTAGGCTACTTCTCTCCTGGATAAACCATTTGAGAAATCTCTAACTTCAATGTCATGTGGTGCAAAATGCCTACCATAGACGTAATCTCTATTTTTTATTTCTTTTGCAAACCAGGGTAAACCTTCTCCAGATTTAGCCAGGCTATCTATAAAATATATCTGTCTTCCTATTTCTTGAAAAAAAAGAACTATACCTTCATCAGCTATACCCAGATCCCAGGCAGTGTGTACTGGGTACCCAACATCATAACTAATTTTTGTAATTCTGTTTTGTGCATCCAGCTTATCAATAATCTTTCCATATATTGATCCATTGATGGCAGCTGAGAAATCACATTCTAATTCTTGACGGTACTCTTCATCCGTCATGTTCTGCTTGAGCTGATCTAGTTCAAACTTATCAATTAGATTTGTTTCACTCGCTTTGTAAATTTTACAAAACCAGGAAGCATCAGACTTTGCTTTTTTATATAATTCATACAAATAGTTTCTGGTTGATCTCGGAGTTCCGATCATCAAACATTTACCTTTTCTATCTGCAAGTGCTGGCAAGATAACGGTAGGGAAAACATCTTCCGCAATCAACTGAACTTCATCCATGACAACGAAGTCATAGTAGTTTCCACGAAGTGCATCAGGGTTTGCATCAACACCATATAAGGTTAACCTGGCACCGTTTGGGAAATCGCATCGCAGTTCGGTTTCGTTATACTTAATGCCAGGTATCTCTTTCGTAAACTGTTTAACATAATCCCAGGCAATAGATTTTGTTTGCTTAAACTGGGGTGATATATACGCCATTCTTACGTTTGGAAGCGTGTGAGTGAACGCAAACTTAATTAAATGATTAATCGCACACAAACTTTTTCCAAGCCGTCTGTGAGCTATTATAACGGCATATCTGTACTGGTCTAAAACATCGTGTATCTCACGCTGTGGTAGACGAGGTGTGTAAGGTATCGTTATGCTTTGTTGTTTCATTGGCTGGCCGTGTGGATGTTTAAGTTGGGATATATATATACTATACGCTGGCCAGGTGTTTTTGGGGGGTGGGGGGTGCGTTGTCGTACAAAAACAAGCAATACCGCCAAGACAAAAACTTTTTTTTTACAGCTAGCGAAGTCAGACGGTTTATACAACCGTTACAAAACCCAGATAACAAAAGAAAAAAAAATAAAAGTACCATTGGGTGTACCATTCCTACGACCAGGCTGTCACCGAACCTCATGTCGTGTGCGTGGAAAGTTTTTTTTTCTGTGTCAATATTGGATCATTCTCCCATCCAATCTTATACTGCACATCTCCTTTGTGTTCGTTAATAACTTTATCATTGTAGTTTGGTATGAGCTTTGATGCTTCCCACCTGGCATGAGTTACCAGGTTGTTTACCAAAGTTACTTCTTGATGAGTTATGTTTGGTTTAGTTCTTAGATCTAACATCATGTCAGTAGCATTATCTAATTTAGTTTGTGAACCATTAGTTCTTGCTGTGCTAATCTTTAAGTTAAGTTCTTCATCTTTGGCCATCATCTTGTACAAAGTACTCAGTGATGGAAAGCCTGGTTGACTACAAATCTTTGTCAACGTCATACCCATCATCAAGTTAACTAAAATATCTTCGAGTACAGTATTCTCTAACTTCATCATCCGACTTGTCTTTGAACTGCCTGAGATTTTTAATTGCTTTGACTTTACCTTCGATTGTTCTTTGGCCAGTACTTTTTCCACCATGTAAATAACATCTTCCGTTAGCTAATGCTTTAGCTTGACATGGCTTGCCATCATACTTGCGTGCAGCTCCACAAGGTATCTTCCTTGACGGTCTTCCTACCATGTTTTGATTTTAGAGCGAAGAAATTCGATCTTATATAATTTTATATACAAAATTGTAGTTTCTGTCTAATTTTTTTTTCAGTGTTTAGATACACGGT